AAGATGTTTGCTTCAGTGTTTGGGTCGTTTATGGCGCAGGTGATGGGGCGCTCTACTCCGATTATGCCCAAAATTTCATGGTTGGATGGGGAATACCAGTAGCCCTCTTCGTGGTCTACTTTAGCTATAACTCCAGCAAGCCTTTGGCTAAAAGGTTCAAGGCGTTCGGTGTTGGTTGCGGTGTCATAAACTTTAAGATGAGGATAGCAAATAACTGCTCTATAAGCCGAAGTATTGAGCTGACCACCAGCCCCACGAGCATTGATGACTTGCTGAACAGTTAAACCAGCTGGGGCGTCAATCAAAGTTAAAGCACGGTGAGTTTCACACAGAGCTACCATCTCTGCCATAACACCCGGAGACTCGCAATACACCGGGCAGAGTATTAGCTTTGCGGTAAAACCAAACCTGCTGTATAGCTCGTCAATTATCTTTAATCCTGTCCTCTTCCCTGTTGTAGCATCATACGTGCCGATGATGTCGGCGGGGGTAACTGTTGAGGGGTCGGGGGTTCCGCCTGCATTTTTATGCACTCTTGGGTCAAAGACATTCACAACGATAACAGTTGAGCCCCCATGGTCAAAGATGGCATCAAGTGCATAAGGGATGGTGTAGCCCGGTGTGGCATCACCAAAATAGGTTATGCCATCTTCACGCCTTAGGACTAAAACGGGGTTGTTAATCGTCTGGGCATACCAGTCTGTTTCTGAAACATCAGCGGGCTTAGTTTGATGCACCGGAGCTGTTCCAACCAAGAAGATGACCGCAGATTTTACTTCCCTGACCGGGATTGGTCCCTTAATTATTTCTATGGTTTCAACGCCGTGAAGGTAGTTAGCTGGCATCGCTTACCTCCTTTTTAGAAGTTTTAGATTTTACTTCGGATATAGGCTCAAGGTAGCCAAGCCCTTCATAGGTCTTAACCACTTCGGCGTTTTCAGGAAGTTCAACCTCTTGCCCCGGAAAGAGCCGATACTCTTTTTGCCCGATCATTAAAATAGTAGGATAGCTTAGTTTTACTCTATATCTCATATCTTAACCCTCCTTTTTAACATCTGTTGATAATTCTTCTCCCTCATAGGTTGTAATCCTTGTTGTTAATATCTCTTTTTCCTCAAAGGGCACAATATATTTACCATAAGCTTCAAGTCTCACTTGATAGGCAAAATCTATGCTCTCATGGAAAAGAAGTTCTATCTTTTTTATTTCAACCATATAACCATTTAATTCTTGCCATATAAGAGCATTTAAAATGTTTTCAAGAATTGGATAAGCTCCTTGCCCTTTTTCTTTTAAACTTTGAAAAAAGACTATAAGAGAACCCCGTATTATGCTATTATAGATGTTTGGAGCAAGAGTTTCTTGCAAGTCAAGACCTTCAAAAACATAACGAACTGCAGGATAGGTTTTGGGCTTCATAAATAATTCTTCTGCCTTACCAGACCAACCCTGAACATTAGTTATTCCTTTTTCTTTTAGCCTTTGCAAAATTGCTTCTTCAAATTCTATGAGCATTTAAAACACCTCTGTTAAGTTTTTTTTAAAAATATCTTCAAGTCTTTTAACCATTGTATTAAAGACTGGTTCCATGAATGGGCGAGCTGGCATCTTTCTTGTCCCAAATTCATGATAAATAGAATAAGGAACAGGTGTTCCAACAACTGCTGAAGTTTCGTTTACGATTGAGTTAAAGCTTTGAGCTAATGTTGCAGTTTTATGCAATTTTTTCTCTGAAAAACCTTTCTTGATTTTCCATTTAAGATAAGCCTCTTTCAAAGGAGCCCATTCAACCCTTTCTGACCTTCCTTCAGTCTTAAAAATCCTTGAAAGCCTTGATTCTGTTTCCTGTGCTGCCTGATGTAACGATTGCACTACTGCTTTATTGAGTTTAATCGGTAATTCTTTAATGTATGCTTCAAATTCTTTTATATCCATTTCAAAACTTCATCTACTCCTTTAGCGGTTATCTCAAAATCAATTAAATAACCTTTGTCTTTAAGATAGCGAATAGAGAAATCTATCTCCTCTTTTGAATATTCCGAAAATTCCCGATAAAGAAAATCCCATTTAATATGTTTTCTTTTTTGAAAAGCCTCATTTAACATAAATTTTAGTATTTCAATGTTTAAGGCTAAGAATCTGTCTTTATTAAAACCCATTTAAAAGGCTCCTTTTCTGGTATTAATCCAAGAAGTCTTTCAGCTTCAGCAACTACATCTTTTGTTCGTAAAATCATTACATTTTCTTTCCCTCTGTAATAAAGATTTATTTCTGTTGCCAGTTCAGCAACCGCAAGTAATATCAAGGCTTGTTTTACCTCAGCAGTTTCTGGCAAGGTATCTACTTTTAAAAGCTTTTTTGCCCTTGCTAATGCCCTCTCAAGGGCATTAGCAATTTTTGTATCATCAAAGTCTGCACCTGCTACTTGTAAAAAACTTTTTACTTCCTCAATTGTTACCATTTCTTAGGTTTGGGCTTCGGATTTTTTTGTCTTCTTGGCATCGGTTTCCTCCTGCTTTTCAGCATTCTTAGACTCAATAAGAATAATCGCTATATCATCATCTACTTCTTGTATTCCTTTTTTAAATTCATAGGGTTTTCCATTTACCCATATAGTTGTGTCTTGCTTTATTAATACTTTCATACTTTCACCTCGCTTAGTTTGATTCTATCCTTACAAGAGCCGGCTCATATAATCTTTTACAAGCAAAATATGCTTTCCATCCAATCGTTTTGACTCTTCCAAGTTTATCAACATTGGTAAAGACCATCTGAACGCTTTTACCATCAATATCAACTACTCCATAAGCATTCATACCAAGAACAACAGTTTGATAGACATCTGCAGCTGGACTTCCACCACCAGCACCTGTTAAAATAGGTAAAGTAGTAGATTCTACAAACTTTGCTCCTACATATTGACCAACGACTCCTTTTTCAAAAATATCTTTAGAGGCAATAGCAAGCTGGATTAATTCGGTATCGGTAAAAAGGTCAAGTGTTTTGTCAGGATGGATTAGCACTACATAATAACCATCTGGGAAAGGTGGAATATTATTTCTTTTAAGTATATTGATAGCTTTTCTAATATCAGATTTAGATAGCTTTTTTGTGCCATCTAAAGCTGACCTTCCAGAAACACCACCTGCGTATAAAACATTTGTCCCACTTGTTAGCTCAGCCATCGCTATTGCATCAAGAGACATTAGAGCATTATAAGAAAGTAAATCAGTTGCCTGATTAACAAGAGGGACAAAACTTGTGATATCGGTAAACTCATCAAGTTCAATGTAGTTTGCATATTCTTCTATAGTTGCCTGAACCTGCTGAGTTGCCATGCTTGCTCCGGTTGTAGGAGTAGGCTGAAAGGTAATCGGAGTTGTTACCGGATCCAAAGGTTGAAACCTTGTCCACACCGCAGTCCTTCCAGAATGAACAGGCATAGAAAACTTTTGCCCATACTTTGTTGCAACTAAATTAGTTTTTACATACTCCAAAAGTTTCCTCTCATAATAAAGAGGAAAAAGTTCTGGTAAGGTTTCACCTGTTACTGGCATTATTGCACCTCCTTAGTTTTAAAAGTTTCAGCTAATTTTAAAAGGTCTTTATAACTCATCTTCATTAAATCTTCTTTTGTAAGTTGAAGAGGTTCTTTTTGTGTATCAGTAGCAGAAGTAGAAGATGGCTTATATATTTCTTTTGCCTTTTTACTGAAATCATCAATTATCTGCTTTAAAGTATCTACATCAGCATTATCAACAAGTTTTAAAAGTGGAGATTCCTTATGAACTAAATTAATTAGCCTCTTGGCTTCAGCTCTTAAGTATTCAAGGTATTTCTTTCCAATCTCTGCCTCAGCTTTTAGCCTTTCAATTTCCTTTTCTGCAGTTTCAAGTTTAAGCTGAAGAGTTAAGACAGCTTCTTGCAATTCTTCTTTTGACATTACTTCTACAACTTCTTTAGTAAATTTTTCAATCATTTGTACCCTCCTTTTTACAATGTTTTTCATATAGGGCTTTTGCCCTATCATATATTTGTCTATGTCCATGTAACCCAGCTAAACTCATTGCAGCCTTTAATCTTTCACAAGAAATTTCCCCTTCCCATGTCTTATATGGATATCTGCGAGATGATGGGTCAAGAAAATAATCACGTGGAGCCTTTTGTCTTAGATCTGGATCATCCCACCAATGAGAGGTATCATGAGAGATAAGTCTTGTAGCATTAGGGTCAGCTCCTTCTATCACTAAAGATAACTCTTTAAATTCAGCTTTTATTACTCTTTGCAATCCATTTTTGTTTTCAGTTTCTACTACTACTCCTACTGAAACATTTTTGATTGGCGAAGGTTCCATCTTGATTAAACCAATTAATTTCTCATGACCCGCTTTTGGTATCTTGACTGTTGCTACAATTCCTTTCTTTTCTTCTGAATATTTAGCATCAACCACAGTTCCAACTATAGCTTCAACTGAATACCTGTGATCAACTAATAGGGGTTTCCCAATCAAGGTATGTGCTGAAGCTTTTAAGACCTCTTCAGGAAATTCAATTTTCCCAAAAGGTCTATTTATAACTGAAGCTGTTATTGCAACAACATCAAATTCAACATATTCTTCTGTCTCTCTTAATGAGCTATACAGAAAAGATAGTCTTATATCCATCATAGCAATAGAATACGCCTTATAAAAAAAGAAACAAGCAATATTTTCAAAAAAGAATTAATCTTCTATGAGACCGCCATAAGTGATAGTGATGTTTCTTGCATGAGCAACTTGATTGATTTCAATCTTTTGATAGGTTGGAGAGCTTAAATCAATCCTATAGGCACCAGCTTCTTTCACTCTGCGAATAAGCTCCTCTGGCAATATATCTCTTCCGATTTTTATCTTGGTCCAGAGCACAAAATCTTGTACCGCTTTTTCTACTTCATTTTGAATGAACTGAACTTTTGCCTCATCTTTGCGATTTATATAATAAGTAAATCTTATATCATATTCAATAACTTCAGGAGAAGATACTATAACTTTATCGGTTAAAGGTCTTACTTTTTCATCTAACAGGAAATTTCTTACAAGCTCTATCATTGTTGTATCTGGCAAAGCTCCATCTTTTAAAATAAAAACCACATTAACTACTCCAGGCGAAGAAGAATAAACACTTACATCTTCTATATCTTGATGGGCAGTTTTTGTCCAAAATTCATAAGCTTGTCTTGAGCCAGCATTTGTGAATCTTTCAATTGAAAACCTGATCCTTTCACGAAACCTCTTATCGTTCTCAACATCCGCTCCATACATACTCATTGTGATATTAGAAACAGATGTTATATAAGGTATTAGGTCTACAAGTTGCTTAATTTGTCCAATTTGATAACCATTTCCGATTAGTCCGGGAGTTTCGCATTCAGCTTGAACATCAACAAAAAGCTGTCCTGCAGGAATTTTTGCTTCTTCTATTGTTGCAAACATAAGGTTTCCATCTGGAGTAGCTCTTGTTCCTTTTGGGATAATCACATCAAAATTTAAAGGAGTATCTATACTAAATCTTAAAATTGTTTGTGCTGGCTTTGCTTGAAGTCTTTTTATTCCATAAAATTCAGCTAAGGCATCAAGTTTTTCTCCCTCTGCATAGGCAAGCAAATTTTGCCGTGCCGATTCATCAATGTTTATCGCAATGATAGTCATAGCATAGGCAATAAGATTAATAATAAGCCTTTCAGGATCTGCAGGCTGTAAGGTCCTATCAGTTAAAGCTTCATAAGTTTTTATCAATTCTTGCTCATAATATAAAGGGTCAGTTATTACAAACTTAATCATAAAGTTATCTCCTGCGTCTGTATTGTTTCTGTTTCTTTAATTTTATATTTTATAATTATACGCAAGCTCGAATAATCCCTTTGAAGATAAACTTCTTCAATCTCTACTCGTGGTTCCCAAGTCTCAATTGCTTCAATAATTTCAGCCTTGATACGTCCTCTTGTTATAACAGTTAAGGGTTGATCTATAAATTGCCAAAGATTTGAACCAAATAAAGGTCTGTGAGGATCTGAACCTTTAGGAGTAGTAAGGATTATATTAATGTTTTGAATAATGCTNTTTATAGTATNTCGTTCTACAACTTGCATATCGCAAGTTTATACAATTTTAAAAAGAAAAACAAGCAATATTTTCTGAATTTAATAAGAGTTAAGCTTTTTTAAAATGGGCTCAAAATTGGCTCAAAAATTTCTTTGTAAATGCTCGTAAACAAGAAGTAAACAAAGTAAACGGGTATTTGTTTACATTAATTCCTTATAAATAAGAACTGATGCCAGTAAACGCTATGTAAATGATGTGTAAACGCCCCTAAATGAAGGGGGGTAAGGGTATAATACTTACCCTCTTCAAAAAAGGGGCTCTAAAGCCAAAATAAAAGGCTATTTAAACCCCTTGTAAATAGAGTTCTCTGAGGTG